GATGGCGAATGATACGATTATCGATATCCAGTTCAAAAGCAAAGTGAAAGAATTCAACGAAGCCTACATTCCTTACCTTAAAAATCAAACGCGATACGAGATATTCTACGGTGGCGCCGGTTCCGGGAAGAGTTACTTCATCGCTCAGCGCATCTTGTTAGACATAATGCAAAACAAAAAGCAAAAAGTGATAGTCGCGAGGAAGGTTGCGCGCACGAATCGGCACTCGACCTATGCACTGCTGCTTTCTATCATCTATAAGTGGAACCTGAACAAGTTTTTCAGAGTAAACAAAAGCGAGCTTGAAATAACATTCATCAACGGATCCCAAATCATATTCTCCGGTCTTGACGATGTGGAAAAACTCAAATCAATCGCGAACATTACGGGGATATGGGTAGAAGAGGCGAGCGAGATCACCGAGGAAGACTTTATGCAACTTGACTTGAGGCTTCGCGGCGTATCAGACAAGCCGAACTGGTTTGTTTTATCGTTCAACCCGATCTCGCAGTTGTCTTGGCTCAAATCTCATTTCTTCGACAAGCCAGTTGACAACTGTTCTATTCTCAAGACCACGTATAAAGACAATCTGCGGTTTTTAGATTTGGACTATGTGCGCGTGATAGAAAACTTGATCAACGAGGACGAGAATTATCACCGCGTATATGCGCTTGGCGAATGGGGCATCCTCGGCAATCTGATTTACAACAATTGGGACATCGTTAACAAGATGCCGAATCAGTATGACGAGGTGATATGGGGGCTTGACTTCGGATATAACAATCCAACCGCCTTGATCAAGATCGGAATACGAGACAACGAGATATACATCCCGTTCGAATTTTATCGGTCCGGGCTAACCAACACGGAGCTCATTCGCGAGATTCAAAAGATCGTCAAGCCGAAAGAATCTATATACGCTGACTGTGCGGAACCCGATCGAATCCAGGAGATATACTACGACGGATTCAATGTGTACAAAGCGGAGAAGAAGATCACCGACGGAATTGATTCCGTCAAGCGGTATAAGCTCCATATATACAGCGAATGTGTTAACACGATCAAAGAGATACAAGCATATAAATACAAAGAGGACAAAGACGGCAACACGCTCGAGATACCGGTAGAATACAACGACCACGCGATGGACGCGATACGGTATGCGATACACACCGGAATCGGTAAGCGAACGGCAACAGATATCACAACGGTCAGGTGGTGACAAGTGAAGACTAACTTATGGAAGCTGTACCAAGGCAAGGCATACGATGAAGAATACCGGACGGATCGCTCGCTCCCGTGGAATGTGAAGAAGATATATAACCCCGCACCGCTGATTATCAACATGGACGTGTCGATGATTCTTAAGGGGTTTGACATTACCGGCAAGGTTGCCGAAACGATCATCGCGTCGAACGACTGGGAATATTCGAAGGAGAACCTCACACTCAAGATACTGCTCGAAGGGCGCGTATGGGTGGATATTGCCAAGGTCGAAGATGAAGTACTTCTCGCCGTTCTTATCTCTGACGAAATTCCAGAGATCAAATACGATGCTGGCGGGAATATCACCTACGCGAAGATCAAAATAGACACCGAAGAAGAAAAGATTGAGAAAGAATACTTCCCCGATCGAATCATTCAGAAAGTGAATGAAGAGGTAACGGAACTCCCAAATCTCTGGGGTTTTATTCCGTTAGTTGAGTTCACCGCCGAGAAGGCCGAGGAAGACGCGGTATCCCGGATCGAGAATCTGATCGATACGTTGGATGAGATCAACGAGTATCACGCGGATATCAAAGCGATTGGCAAGCTCCATTCTGATCCTCTTGCGTGGGGGAACGTGCGGCTCAACTCCGAGTCGTTACAATCAAAAGACGAAGAGAAGCGTGAAGACACCAAAGCAGTCAGGCAGATGCGCTTCGTCCAGGTTCCTGACGGCGGTCAGATGCAATTTCTCGAGATGTCCGGGAGCGTGATGAAGGTTATGGCCGGCGAGAAAGACAAGCTGATCGAGCAGGTTCAAAACGATTATCCAGAGATCATGCTCGTACAAGTGTCGCAAGGCGCAGCACAATCAGGATACGCGTTTGAAATGAAGCTGACCGGCCTAACCTCAATTATCTCGCGTTATCGCTCAATCCTCAAAATCGGGCTTGAAAAGGTATTTGAGTATGCTTCGCTGATGCTTGGATCCAAAAACGACGCGGTTATATCCTACGAGCCAATAATATCCAAAAACCCGACAGAACTGATAACCAATCTTGCGGTAGCCGTTGGCGCCGGAATCGTTGATAAAGAGACCGCGACAGAAGAGATATGCAAAGCGCTATCGATCGACCCGGAGCCGGTGTTAAAGCGAATCAAAGAACAAACCGCCGAAGAGGACGTATACGCGGCGCAATGGGCGACGGAAGAAAAAGCGGTTGATAGCGATGCAGAGGCGCGTTGACATCGAAATAACCAAGAAGCTCGAGCAAAGATACGGGCGTGTGCTCAACCGTTTTTTTAACAACGTTGAAAGAGCCGTGGACAAGATAGACTTTGATAACGGGACACTTACCGCCATTTTCAGTTCTACGCTTAAAAACGCGGCAAAGGAATACGGAAAAGACTTTACAAAGTTATTCGAGAAAACCTTTGACGATATGGACGACAAGCTCACACAAGCCTATTACACGGAGTTATACAAACAACTTCCGGCGAGATTTCGGTACGAATCAAAGAAGTACAAGTTCGAGAAAGATGCGGAGGATATCAAGCTGTTTGAATTTGTGCAAAACCGCTGGAAAAACATGACGCAAACGAACTACGCAGCTACGGCGTGGGTTATGAATAAACCAGCGATTGACGGTATCAAGCTGTCCCAGCGCATCTGGCAACTCGCGGATAAAACCGCGGAGGACGTGAAACGGATACTGACAGCATCACTCCAAACTGGAATGAGTGCAAAGAAGGTTCGTAACCAGATATTACGCACGCAAGCGCAACTGGAACCTTCGATCCCAAGGTATATTCAAGAGCAACTTCAAGGCTTATCACCCGCTGGCGCACGCAAAGTGATAGACAGGTACGTTCGCAAGACGATGCGATATAACGCGATGAGAGTTGCAAGAACCGAGATACAGCGAGCGTGGCGCGGCTCATACGTTGAGATGACGAAGAAGCTGCCGTTTGTGAATGGCATCAAGTGGAATCTTTCAGGGAGTCATCCGGAGGTTGACATCTGCGATGATCTGGCAGACGCGGACGTCGGGCTTGGTCCTGGGGTGTATCCGAAGAACGCGGTGCCTTATGGCGGACAACCAGCACATCCACACTGTATGTGTTATCTCACGTCCGAGATGGATAGCGTTGAAGAATTTGTAGATTCCCTATAGCCCCAATACGGGCTTTTTTCATACATACCCTCCCTTGCGGGCCTGCGGGCCCGTTTTTTATTGGAGAAACGAGGTGGTTATCGAATTATGCACATTGTATTATTCCTAATCGGGATAGGGCTCGGATTGATTGTGGGGTTCTGCGCGGGCCTGATTGCCAAAGAGCCCGCAAAAAAAGAAAGGGCGCGTAAATGGAAAAAAGGCAACTGGTGACAATTGGGATTACCAACTACAATTACGGGCGGTATATCAAACAATGTATCGATTCGATGCTTGGGCAGACGTATCCGAACATTGAGATCATCGTAGACGATGACGCATCAACCGACGAATCTGTTGCCGTGATTGCAAGCTACGGGAACCAGATCAAATCGATCATCCACGAGGACAACAGCGGGGGTGCGAAGCGGGGATTCCTCGAATTGCTCAAACGCGCAAACGGTGATTACTACATGCACTACGACGCCGATGACTGGCTTGAACCGGATGCGATTGAGTTGATGCTGGGTGAGTTTCAAAAAGATGCGACGCTCGACTTCGTATACAGCGGATCATCTGTGCATTTCGAAGACGGGCGGGCCACAGAAGAATGGGGCGCGCGGTATGTTCCGCCGACCGTCGCAATCGCTCAGATGTACCATAACGGCGGAAGCGCGGTAATCACAACTAAAGGGTTATATCGCACGGAATTTATACGAAAGTGTGGATTCGTTGAATATATGGGAAGTGGCGTTGATACGCTCTCTCTGCTAAACAACCTCCGAAACGGGATGCGGTACAGATGCGTTGAACGAAACCTACGTCACTACCGGGTACACGGCGGCAGCGATTCACACAACGTCGGAATGTATATCAATTCGATAAACGCGATACTGAACTACATTGTAGACCATTTCAAGGAATGGGAATATTTGCCGGAGGTTGATTGGGGTGCGGTCTTCGGCAACTATGAGAACCATAAAAACCTAATGGTTGCAAACCATTTTCATAGGTACGCAACCCAATACGCTGCGGGACGATTCCCGAGATATCTAAAAAACAACGCAACAAAAGAAGAGATGAAGCGGTTCGCGGAACCGCTTTTTTTATCTGCAAAACGATACTATCAAAAAATACAAGGAGTGATTTGAAATGGAAGAAACAAGCGGGAACGTTGTAAACGGTACTGCTTCTGAACCAATCAGCGACGGCGCGCAGAGCGAAACGCGATATACCCAATCAGACCTTGACAAAGCTATCGCGAAGGCTATCGAAACGCGCGAAAAGAACCTCAAAGGTTTATGGGAACGCGAACAGGAAGAGAAGAGCAAGAAGGCGAAAGTTGACGCGGAGAAGTTGAAACTGGAAACGGAAAAGA